TCTCGCGCCATGGCCACTTTGTCCTATGAAGCCAACGGAGCCAATTTCTTTGTTGAGGAACGGATGAACTACGACCCCGTGACAACACAAGGAGATTGTGGTTTGCCAACTGTCGTTCTCATCAAAGGGAAATGGTCCATTTCTTCGATACACACCTCTGTGCTACAGAATCGCTCAGCTTCATGCGGTTTGTACACATCCCAGGACTACATACGCCAATGCCTTGGTGTTATGGCCGCCAAAGCCGACCCCCAGATGTGCACTTTGGGTCTTGACTACGTCCTGCGCGACGAGTCTAAATTAGACCCTGATGCCGAAGGGTTGCAATGCACGGGTTTTGATGTTATTTCAGCCAAACGTGGTTGCTTCAAGACCAAGGTTTCGAATTACGAGGAAACCCCCATTTCAGGGGCCCCTTTCCTTGAACCCATCTTGAGCAATTACGCTCCCTGTATTTCATCAGACCTTGACAAGCGTATCGTTGACACCCCTCACTCTGTTCATTCGATGTGCTTGCGCACTCCTAAGAAGACAGTAGGGAACGAAATTGTATTCGATCAATTCGCTCTCGATATTGTTGTGGAGTTTCAGAAAGAAGATGTCTATGCCAACATGGTTCCGAACATGACACCCCGACTCTATGACAGACTCGAGTGCATCAACGGAGTCGATGGAATGCCACACTTCAATCAACTCGACATGACTACCAGTGCTGGTTTGTTGTGTGCCCAAACATTTCCTGCTTCAGCCAAGAAGAATTTCTTTGTTAAGGACGAATTGACACAGCTTTGGGACATCGATGTCTCCACCTCCCATGGCCGAAAGCTTATGGAGCGTTGGGAAGAAACCCTCTGGGAAGCAGAACCTGAACAAGGATGCTGCATCCCTGACTCCATGTGGGACATCAACCTCAAGCAGGAGATCCTCACCAAGGCAAAGAATGATGCCTTCAAGAGCAGGCCGATTTGGACATGCCCTGTCAAGGACACGATGTTCCAACGTAGGTTTTTCGGATCAGCCGTTGACGCTTTCATCACCTCACATGGAAAGTTCCACTCCCAAGTTGGAATCAACCCCCATAGCTCTGAATGGAATGCTTGCATCTCTAAGATGTTCGGATTCAACGAAGAAGGATGGGATGGAGATTACGAGGGTTTCGAGACCATCGGAAACTCCCAGATGTTCACGGCCTTTTCTGAGAAAATCAACTTTTGGTATGAGACTCACAGTTGCGACCTCGAGGATATCCAAATCGGGAATTTCATTCGAAGAAATTTGTGTCGCGGAATGAACCAAGGTCAATTCCGTGCCATGTGTTTCTTCTATCTCAACCCTGGCATGCTCCCTTCAGGAGGGTACCTCACAACCATGTTTAACACTGATCTGTCAGACACGTTGTTGAAGTACTCTTTTCTGATGTCGTATTGCGAAC